GTGGGCGTAGGCGTCGGAGTGGGCGTAGGCGTAGGCGTCGGAGTGGGCGTCGGAGTGGGCGTCGGAGTGGGCGTCGGAGTGGGCGTAGGCGTCGGAGTGGGCGTAGGCGTCGGAGTGGGCGTCGGAGTGGGCGTCGGAGTGGGCGTAGGCGTAGGCGTCGGAGTGGGCGTAGGCGTCGGAGTGGGCGTAGGCGTAGGCGTCGGAGTGGGCGTCGGAGTCGGAGTAGGCGTCGGAGTGGGCGTAGGCGTAGGCGTCGGAGTGGGCGTGGGCGTAGGAGTGGGCGTAGGCGTAGGAGTGGGCGTAGGCGTCGGAGTGGGCGTGGGCGTCGGAGTGGGCGTAGGCGTAGGCGTCGGAGTGGGCGTAGGCGTAGGAGTGGGCGTGCCAATAACTTCATCCGGGTCATACGTAATAGTAAGGTCTGGGTTTAAGATGTAGTCGCCCAGATCAATACCACCTTTATCGGTAGTACGCAAACCAATATCGCTGAGTTGTGTCTCGGTTAAATCTCCAAGACTACCCATGTCGTCACCAGTGCGACCGCTGTTAAGCAAATCTAATAACGCCTCAATATTTGGCGCAGTGCTTTGGTCTGTTAACGTACCACTATTAAGTAAAGTGCTAAGAGCTGTATTAGCAGCGGCTGTAGTCACGTTTTTAAATGTTGGAGTTGGTGTGGCAACCGTTGGCGTTGGCGTAGCAGCTGTAGGGGTACGGCCTTCATTGCTGTAGTCACTACTTTGCCAATTTATCCCTGTTAACTGTTTGTACTCAGCTAACAACCCAGCGTTGTCAGGATTGTTAGGATCAGCCGACAATGCCTTGTCTATATCCGCAATGTATCTTTCCTTAGGGTACGTTCCAGTAGGGTACGTGTTGAAATCTTCGCCGTAGCCAGCGCCACGAAGCATACTCATTATGTTTGCTTTTGGGGCAAACTTATCTTTGTCGGTACCAGTTACATCTTTAGCAGTGGTATCAATGGTTGTAATAGGCGTGGCCATGCTAGTGCCACGTTTATTGTCAAGGTTAGTTAAACGTGCGGCTACCTCATCAAAGTTAGAAATACCATGATATTTATTGACCATATCAAGGTATGCGGCCGGATTAGACTTATAAAAAGCTCTTTCAAATTGAGATTGATTAATTGCGGTAGGGGCTTTGCTAAATGGATCGGTGTAGACAAGGTTACCGCCACGGTCACGAGACACAGGGACATCTATGTACTTTAATGTGTTGGGGTCCATTACACTGATGCGTGTAGGCATGCCACTAGCATCAACAGATATTGATCCTGCTGCTAGTGGCTTATTAAGACCACCCGGCCCCGCTGTTAAATTAGAATCAAATTCAACATTATCTATATCAGGCCCAGTAGCAAGTGCTACATCAGTGGGTAGAGTACTACCTGATAAACTAGCAATTAAATTATTAACATCATCAAATGATGTTGAAGCTACGGTTGTTGGAGTTGTAGTAGTCGGTGTTTTGCTTGGGCTAAAAACACTGTTGGATAAATTAATTGCTTCAGTTAAAGCTCTCGTATCGCCATTTTGAATGCGGTTAAATAAATTTAATGCCTTGCCAGCCAACACTGTATCGCTACTGCCAGTCAACATTCCAAGATTTGTAAGAATACCGGCTGTATTATTAGAATTAGCAGCCGACACTAAATTAGCAGCAGCTATAGCATCTTTAGCTGTATAGTTACCAATGGTTAAATTATTTACGCCAAGGTAATTTTGTAGATCAGCGTTACCAGCTAAAGCAGTAACGGCTCCAAGCACATTACCTTTATCAACTGCTTGGCCAACTCGAAGGCCAGTGTTGATATTTTCCATGCCGGGGATCATCCCCGTTGCACCAATAACAGCATTTGCTATATCGCCGGTTCTAACAGCATCAGCAACATTAAGAGCCGCAAGGATTGGCCCTGCGCCGGGAATAAAAGACAGACCTAGTTTAAGTAGTTGTAAATTACTTATGCCGGGGTTATATGGCGTTTGACTTAATATAGCTCCATCGTCTTTGCGAACAAAATTCATGAAACGTCCGTCAGCGGAACGTGACCAACTTGCATATTCTGTGGGCAACTGAGCAATCTGTGTCTCAATGTCATCGCCCTCAACAACCATCTGACCAGCTTGTCCAGTTAATCCCGAGTTAGTTATGTTGTCAGCAGGAGCAGTTGGAGTGGGCGTAGGTGTGGGCGTAGGTGTGGGCGTAGGCGTTATGGGCGTAGGCGTTATGGGCGTAGGCGTTATGGGCGTCGGAGTGGGCGTCGGCGTAGGCGTCGGAGTGGGCGTCGGAGTGGGCGTCGGAGTGGGCGTCGGCGTCGGAGTCGGAGTAGGCTTTGTGTATGCGTTGTAGTAATTTGTAACTTCTGGCTCGGCGATAGAGTACCGATTGGCAATCATGCCAGCCAACCCTGCGTTAGCGTCTAGCCCGCCAACAGACTGAACAGCCGCTGCGACATCGTCTGCTGTAGCATTAGGGTTTGCATCAAACCATGCGGTAACTTGTTCTTGGGTTAATGCCATTATCCAACCTTCCAATTCGTGCCGTCAGAATATACCGGCACAGCCACTGCCCCGCCAGTCACCACGGTTGCCCCAAATGTTGGGCCTAATGCATCGGTTACAAAAGCTCTTGCACCTTTACCAGAAGTGACCGCGCTAGGTAGTGTAGCTACAGTGTAATTAGTTAACGGAGGCACTACGCCAGAAACCATCAACTGCGTAGTTAACGCATCAAGCCTGTTGAAATACAGACGCAGGATGTTTAGCATCTGGTCAAAATACTGGCGGTTGTAATCCTCTGGAGGTAGCGGCAGGTTAGGTGCGGCTACCTTGTTAAGCTCAAACTCAGACGTAATAATGTAGCTCATCGTCTGCCGTCCGGTCTAATGTCAATACGGGTAGAACCTAACTGCCATGTTGTTCCCAGATTATCTGAGCTAACCTTTAAGATTAGCTGACGACCACGCACACGGGTATTGATCTGGCCTGTGAAGCCTTCAGTCACTGTGTATGAAGCGCCCGTCAGTTTGTCTACATCTTTACTTACCGCAGTGCCAGTGCCAGATCCTGAGTTCTGCATAGGATACAAAGTGTACGTAACTTGCGGAGTTGGAGAAGCATCTGAGCCTGAGAAGGTTAAGTCAGGCAGCATTCTCCAAACAAAGCCGAATCTGTCGCCGTCTTCAATATCAAATTCAGAAGATGAGATGTAAGCCTCAATACCTGCTGGCGTACCTGTCTCATTGTTGTCTAAGCCATACTCTTGATTAACTAAGTTGTAGTTGTATGTGGCGGCAATGGGGAAGTCACGCAAGCCAGAGTCTAGCCAAGCGGTTCTTTCCATCGTACCGTAGTACCAGACTTTCTCAAGGTAGTTGTACACCACATAACGGTTAGCAGTCAGGCTACCAGCGGCGCAATAGAACCACCAGACTTCGTTAAAGCCTTCGTTTGTGCTGGCAAAAACTTGCTGGTTCTGCTGGAGGTTAATGTCCTGAAAGATGTATCTACGCAGATCACATGGCAGTGTTTGTAAACGTCCATCGTACAGATAGAACTTATCTACACCCATCCAGTACACAACGCCGGAAGCTTGGGCCGCTGCGTTTTGACCCAGAATAGAAATGTTGTCACCCATCAATTGACTTGACCAAACCACTGGCGGGCCAATGTATTGAAGAGAATAGATAGCAGAGTCAGTCCATACCAATATCTCTTGGCGGGTTTGGATAGCAGTAATGATGCTAGAGCCGTGCGACAGGGTAACGCTACCAGCCTGATTAGTTGCAGATGGTGTCCAGTTAACCAAAGACTCTTGATCCGACCAGCGCACCAACATAGGGTTTTGGGTGGTAGAACCGTAATCGTTACAACCAAACGCAAACACAAACCGGCTTACGTCAGATACATAGATGTAGTTTTGAATAATTGGAGCGTCGGAAGAGCCCGACAAGCTTACGATGTTTACACCATTAGGCATGATGTAATGATCGCCAGATTGCGTTCCTGTCGTGGTAATAGCCGCGCCACCAACAGTGGCCGCTAAGTTAAACGTATTACCGCTAGAGTTAATGACGTAGTAGATTGTTCCGGGGGACAAGCCAGTCGGCAACGCAGCAGGATAACCGCTGTTGGTAAGGATAACTGGAGAGCCGTTAGGCAAGTTAAAAGCGGCAGTAACTACCGCAGGAGAAGCTATAGTGACCGTAGCCAAGGACGGGTCTACGCCATAACCAGCATCCCAGTAATAGATTGGGCCACCACGGTAGCCGTACACCAAGTCTTCGCCAAAGTTGTTCTGACTCCATAAACGCAGAGCAGATGTAGATGTACCACCAAAGCCCCAAGTTCCTGCGCCCCATGTACCAGCACCCCATCCAGCCAGTGGAATTTCGTATGCGTCACCTGTATTGATTTGATAGATTGCGTTTACAGTCGTTCCGCCGCCAGCCGCAACAGTTGAAGTAGCCGCCGTAGCAGATACGATTGTGTAGGTATTGGCATCCACATAGGTAATAGAGAACTCACCGTTTAAATCAAGGCCGCCTACAGGAGCTACGTTACTAAACGTTACAAAGTCACCTGTGATTGCGCCGTGGGCGGTATCTGTAACAGTAACTAGAGTCAGTAGATTGGTTGTGGCAAACGGATTACTAAGGATGGCCGCTGCTCGGATAGGCGTAATGTCGTTGTACTGACCGCCTAGTTCAAGGTAAAACTTAAGGTTAGTACCCACTCCGATTAAGTTTAAGTTGTCTAGCGTGATCCAGTTCCACAGCGACCGGCACAGACCTTGGAATGTAGATACAGAAATACGTGCCCAGCCGCCAATCTTTTCAGGCGTACCTTGACGAAACCGCACTTTGTCGGACTCATACCACCCACCTTCGTTGGTGTAACGGGTATTTTCCCGGTTAACTCCCGGCTTTAGTACAAGTTTCTTAAGTGCCATCGGTTAATCCAGTAGGGCGCACTCAGCCGTGCGTCGTTTTAATAGCCCCGGCAGTACCTTACCGCCACCCTTAGTCCAGAGCATCAGTTGTTCTTTTGCACCTTCCCAATCATTGGCATTGATTTTCCTCTTTAACGTAGATGTTTGCAAGCGTCCTGTGCCCAAATTGTAGGCAAAGTCCACGATGGCGTTGCACCTGCGTTCGTCCAGAATTAGGCCGGGACAGTTACGCAGAACTCCGGGTAGATACGTATGCTCAAGCTCAATCATTAAAAGCGCGTGAGCTTCTTCCTGACTCATTGGCGCATCTTCTAACGTCACTTTGCGTTTGTCTGCGTAGTAGGTAGATCCGTAGCCAATCGTGGCTACGTTGGCAGGGCAAAGATAAGGCTTGGAGCGAAAGCCCTCAAACCGTTTGCACATCTCTGCGGCTAGTGCTAGGTTCATTGTGTTTCTTTAAGCTTGACAGGGTCTGTTGTATAGCGGTCATCACCTGTTGCCACCCAATGACCTTCCCTATAGCCTTCGTAATGCGCTACCCAAATCCAGTTTAATTCATCCTGAGTTTTATCTGCAACATCGCCCTGTTGCATCTTTTCAAGGTAAGCATTTTTGCGGTTGGTTGCGTACCTTGCGGCATCTGTGTGCAATAGTTCTGCGGGTTTCATTTACAAACCCCTCTTAGCCAATGTGCGATCCAAAAACCAGAAGTTAATTGTGCCCGCAAGCAATGCCGAGAAGTCAGGTGACATCATTATCTTGAACACTTCTACGGGAGGAGCGCCTGTAATCCATGCGTTCCATGCAAACCATACGTGGATGAATGACCAAACAAACAACACCCAGTAAGTTACAACCGGCCTGACGGATGCGGATAAAGATGCAGCCCAACCACCAGCGGCTTTGACCATTGTGGCTTGTTGTTCTATGGCAGACTGAAACGCATCCATTACGCCTACGTCAATAGCGGCTTCCCGCTGTGCGCCAATCTCAGCCAACTTCTGCTGACCGCGCAGTGTTTCTAGTTCGCACTGGCGTGTAAACATTAAGAGTTCATGCTGGCGCTCGTTCTTCTTGTCAAAGAACTTTAGCACTTCGGGAGCCATACGGAACAAGCCACCAAAGACAGAACCTAGAATACCACCACTTAGAATATCAAACATTGGATTCCTTTATCGTAAACATTAGGTTTTTATGTGCAGGGTAATTGACAATTATTTCACCCTCGGGGCACTTATATTTAATGTGAGCCATCAACGTAGCAACGCCGGGTGTCACTTGCGTGGTGGTGTCAAGTTTAAACTTGTACCCAAACTTATCTATTGTGTCGCTGGCTGGGCCTGAAAACGTGGCAATGCTAGGTTTGGCTTGGTGTACAACCAATTCAGAATCCCGCACCTCTATCTTAAATGACGTAACTTCACAGTTATCTCTGAGCTTCTGACGAGCCACTACAACCTTAAATTCGCCATTTGCAGGTGCATCGGATATTTGAAAGTGTTCTGGTGCCCACTTGAGGATGTCTTTATGAAACACACCAAACTTGTCAGCAAGCGTATAACCACCACCGATCATGGCAGTTGAGGCAGTTACCGCACCAATAATCTTGGTGTAATACTCAAGTTCCATATCAACCCCAACTCCATGCAATTATGTAAGTGCCAAAAATGACGAAGGCCACTAGACAGGCTGCGGCAATCAATGCTTCAGCCCAGTCCCACATGGTTAGCTCCACTTGATGATTACGATGCCAGAGCCGCCGTTACCGCCCGGCACAATTGTGGAGTTTGCGCCTCCCGCGCCACCGCCGCCGCCACCTGTGTATGCGGTTCCAGAAATTGCCAAAGTATCACTTTGACCGCCTGCGCCACCACCGCCAGCGCCACCTGTACCGCCAGCATTACCACTACCACCACCACCACCGCCACCGCCAGCGTAAGTAACTGATGATCCACTAAGTGATGAAGCTGTTCCAGCGCCACCGTTACCAGCAACTGATGATGTTGCGGCTCCGCCTGCGGCACTCGCACCGCCTCCGCCTCCGCCCATGTAATTAGCAGGGTCAAAACCAGCACCCCCTGCATATCCTTGGACTGGGCTTGTTACAGGAGAAGCGGCTCCCCCTGCGTTTGTTGGGAAACCAGCACCGCCACCGCCTGAACCGCCAGCCGCACCAGCATATGCAGTGCCATCGGTATAGCCTCCATATCCCCCACCAGTAGAAGTAATAGAAGAGAAAACCGAATTATTACCAGATGAAGGAGCGCTTTTACCAAAACCACCATTACCGCCAGCACCAACTGTAACGGTATAAGTTGTACCAGCAGTTACAGATAAACCAGTTGCAGTTCGGAAACCGCCAGCACCACCCGCACCAGAGGCGCGAACAGTATCGCGTCTTCCACCACCTCCGCCGCCGCCGCCAACAACTAAATACTGAACCTGTGTTGCACCAGCAGGGGCTGTCCATGTGTTAGATGAGAAGAATACGCTTGTGTTTGCGCTTGTAATAAAGTCAGTTGGCGTTGTTGG